TAGGGCGCTCCTCTCAACATCGCGCTGCCCTTCGCGCACACGCGACGGCAAACTAACCAAAATTTGACATGAACGAATTAGACCAGTTTAAGATAGATGTTTCAGCGTTCGACAAAGCCGGACGTAAAAAAGAAATTGCGCGGATAGTCAAACCGCCACGCGTAAAAGAAGTTCCCGAGCGTGCGCTAAAGTATGAGTATGCTGAAAAGCTGGCTAAAGACATTCATATTGAAACAAGTTGCAGGTACTACGTTTTAATTTCAGGAAATTTTATAGCAGGCGATTTTATAGAAGCCTTAATTACAGAAAATAACTGGCACGTCAAAAGAATGACAATTTCAACACTTTCACTTCATCAGGGAAATGTTGACAGCCTTGTCAATCTTATAGAAGGAAACTACGTTGATGAATTAAATATAATAGTTAGCGCGTACTTTTATGCGCATGAGCGCGGAAGCCTTGTTAAGTATATATACGACAACCTTGACAAGGATAACAAATTTCAATTTGCAGCGGCCGGAACGCATTGCAAGATTACAAACATTGAAACGCATTGCGGGTTAAAAATCTGCATTCACGGAAGTAGCAACCTTCGCTCTTCCGGAAATATTGAGCAGATTATGATAGAAGAAAATGAGTATCTGTATGACTTCAATCAGGAAGTTTTTGACCAGATACTTGAAAAATACAAAACAATTAACAAACCAATCAGACGCGACAAGCTATGGCAGACACTTCAGGCTCAAAAGTAAAAAAGGGTTCAACCAAAAAAACAACAGCCGCCAAAAAACGGAAAGGAAAAAAAAGGAATCCAATGTCCGGCATAACACCATCAACGCCGGGAGTTGATGCACCATTCTAAAACATGAAACCATGAAAGGAGGCGACAAAAGAAGTAAAAGCATGGAAGCGCACAAAGCAGCCGGAACATTTAGAGCCGACAGGCATGGAAACCGCATCGAATCGGCGGCTAAATTAGTTAATGACATTTCCGCTCCTGCATATTTTCAAGGCGAACACCTTAGAAAGTGGAATGAAGTAGTTGGGCATCTAAGGGACTTTGGAATACTTGCAATTCAGGATGCTGATAGTATTGAAACCTATGTCAGTTCAATAATTGTGCAGAAAATGGCATACGCTTCAATTATCAGCGATGGGCTTGAAATTGACGGGTTCCCTAATCCTAATTTAAAAGTGTATCAACAAATGGAGGCTATTATCAAGCCTCTCAGAGAGCAATTCGGATTTACACCCCGCGCAAGGCAGGGTATTCATGTGAAAAAGGTAGAAAAGAAGGCAGACCCGATCCTTGAAATACTGACACCCAAACGAAAGGCAATATGATTGAACTGTACAGTCAATACATAAACAACGTCGTATCCGGTAAGGCAACCGTATGCGAAAACGTGCGCATGGCTGTACAGCGACAATTGAACGACCTGAAGCGACAGAACACGCCCGATTTTCAATACTACTTCGATGAGGATGAAGCGGAGCGATGGTTGCGCTTTATTTCCATGCTTCGCCACACGTCAGGCAATTGGAAGGGCCAACGGTTTAATGTGCAGGATTTTCAGGCGTTCCGGTGGGCTTGTATATTCGGATGGCAGCGGACGGACGGGAAGGGTCGCCGCTTCCGGCGGGCATTCGTAGAGGTGGCACGAAAGCAGGGAAAAACAGAAGAAGCCGCTGCAATCATGTTGGGCGGTTTGTTAATTGATGGTGAAAATGGCGCACAGATATTCAGCGCCGCAACGACACGGCATCAGGCAAAGATTGTGTACAACGCCGCAAAGTTGATGGCCCGCGAACTTCGAAATGATAGCGAGGTCATCAGGGATGAACTTGAAATCAGAGCGCACCGGATAATCAGCAGTCGCACAGATAGTTTTATGGAGGCGCTGAGCGCCGAAGCCGGAACGCTTGACGGACTTTCGCCGCACATTGCCGTCATTGACGAATTTCATGCACACCCGACTAATGAGGTCCTGAAGGTGCTTGAAACAGGACAAGGAGCGCGGTCTAATCCGCTTTCGTATATCATTACAACTTCAGGGTTTAACTTTGAATCGCCCTGGTTCCATTTGCGCCAAAACTGCATTGATATTTTGCGCGGCCTAAAAACGGACGAAACTTTTTTTGGGGTTATCTACACCCTTGACGAAGGCGACGACTGGAACGACCGTTCAGCGTGGGTTAAGGCGAATCCGCAAATCGGCATTACCCCGTCGTGGGAGTTTATGGAATCAGAATACACGAAAGCGGTTAATGAAGGCGGAAGGTCTGAAGTTGAGTTCAAGACAAAGAATCTGAATATACCCTGTGGTGTTGCCGAGGTGTGGATACAGGACGAAGTTTGGCAGAAATGCCCGAACAGTTACGATTTACAAGCGCTAAAAGGCCGTGCGTGTTTCGCCGGTATTGACTTCGCCGCAACGTCTGACTTTACCGCGTGCGTTCTGCTGTTTCCTGCCGAAAACGAAGGCGAACCGCATATACTTTTACCATTTTTCTACATACCGGAAGAAACCGCGAAAATGCGGAGCCGCGAATTTCCCGACGTGTTGCGATGGATTAACAGCGGGCTGCTAACCATTACACCCGGTAATGTGACGGATTATGACTACCTGATAGCCGACCTGCACCGATTACGGGGCGAGTACGATATACAGGCGATAGGTTACGACCCGTACAACGCATTTCAGACGGTAGCGCGGCTTGAAGCTGACGGGTTCCCGATGGATAAATTTGCTCAGGGAATCATGAATATGTCAGCCCCGACAAAGGAATTTGAGCGACTTGTAAAGCAAAAAAAGATAAATCACGGCGGGAATCCTATTATGCGGTGGATGTTGTCAAATGTTCAGCCCTACTACGATCAAAACGAAAACCTGAAAATCAGAAAGAAAAAAAACAGCCTAAACCTAAAGATTGACGGCATTATTGCGTCTGTCATTGCACTCGGTGAATACATTAAGAATCCAGTTGAAACCTATTCAGGCGGTATCTACTTTGTATGAATCATAGGCGATACCATCACCCGCGCACGTTCGCAGATTTTTACGCTGAATTCCTGATAAGATTGACAGAATGCCGAACTTGTAAAGATGCTTACTTCAGGACAGAGCGCTCAAGTGTTGAAGAATACAACAGGCCAAAATTTGTGACGTACAACGCTTTTAAAATGGCAAAGTACAGGCACTTAAAGCGAATCAGGGAAGAAAAACAAGAACGCCGGAATAGGCAAAAAAAATAGCAGTTATTTCCAAAATGGAAACTACTCCAATTTTTCGATGAGTTCAATTTTTCACGCAATAAAACACTAAATGCAATGAGTAACAAAATCAAAAAAATGACCAGTAAAACACCAGATGCGGATAGATATGAAATCTACCTGCCGAAAGGTATTCAAGTAATGTGTGATAATGAAACAGGACTAACTATTATAATCCCAAACGAAGCGGAATCGGAAGCAGCCAAAATAATAGAAAATTCGATTACATCTATAGTTAAATCATACAAGATACCTGAAAAACCAAAAGTAGAAATGCTAATGTTAGTCAAGTCACTTATAAGGGTGCTGGAAAATTCAAACAAAATAAAGGAGCTCACCAACCCGCCGGAATAACCGACAAGTTCAACACACAATTTTTCACGCAATAAAACACACAACACAATGAGCAATTCAATGATTCTCAATAAACCAACAACAGAGGCGGTGACTAAAGCCGCCAAAGAAATCACCTATAAATATATAATTGAAGGAAACGTCAAGGACGCTGCCGAAATAAACGAGGCTGCATTAATTGTAGCAGAGGACGCCATAACCGAACTGCATAAAATAGTTATCGCATTGCCGAAATCAGACTATGAGTCTGCAATGGATTTGGTTGCAAAAATAGCGGCTGCCACATATTTGACAGGAGTAGCCGAGTTGATTAAGAATAGGCAGGAACACAAAGAGAGCGCAAACCGCGAACAAACACCAAGCTCTTCAGGTAGAGGCATTCCGAGCGACCGATAGCTAACTAAAAAAGAATAACAACTATTTCCAAAATGGAAACACTTGGCCCGGCAATTTGTCGGGCTTTTTTATTCAGGTAACAAAAAATCGTTTAGCGCGCTACGAATTACGGCAATTTTGTGCCACAAACAAGCGCATGAGTATCTTAGATAACATCAAGGCTGTTTTCACCCCAAAAAACCAAAGGTCCAACTTATTAGGTACGCCTGAATGGTCATGGGGATGGTTCGGCGCTCGTCCGACTAAATCAGGCGTAGCAGTGAACGGTGAAACCGCTTTAGCGCACGCCGGAGTTTTTACCTGTGCAAAAATCCTGTCTGAATCAATTGCATCGCTTCCGGTCGGCCTGTACACGTCTGACAATGGCCAAATACTGCAATTGACCGGCGACATTCGCAACTACCTGATTTCACAGGAGCCGCACGACCTTTACACGTCTTACGATTTTCGCGCTACTGCAATGGTCCACCTTGCCCTGCATGGTAATTTCTATGCAGACATCATCAGGGATGGCAACCGTAGGCCTAAAGCGCTCCGCATTATCGAAAATCCTAACTGGGTAATTCCTGAACTCGATTTGAACGGTAATTTGTGGTACAGAGTTTATGACTACAAAGTGAACGGGCAAATGCGGGAACGTGAAACGCCTGTCAGACCGCGTGACATTATCCACATAAAGGGGATGTCAACCGATGGACTTGTCGGAAAGTCACCTATCAGTATATTCCGCGAAAACATCGGACTTGGTATTGCCACAACTGAAACGCAGGCGGCGCTTTGGAAGAACGGCGCGTTTATGTCAGGCTACATAAAGCACCCAGGTAAATTGTCGCCCGATCAACAGCAGAATCTTTCACAGGCATGGCAAGCACGATATACCGGCCGCGAAAATGCCGGAAAAACACCTATCCTTGACGGCGGCCTTGAATTCGTGCCATTAATGATGAAACCGGCGGATGCTCTGTTCATCGAAACCGCGAAACTTTCACTTCAGGACATTTTCAGGATTTACCGGATTCCGATGCACATGGGCGGACTGTTAGACCGTGCCACCAACAACAACATCGAGCATCAGTCGCTTGAATTCGTGCGTGACACGCTTCGCCCTATCCTGAAGAATTGGGAAAACGAACTTGACCGAAAGCTACTTTTTGAGAACGAAAAAATGCGGCTGTTTTTCCGTTTCAATGTGGATGCAATGCTGAGGGGCGACACGCAAAGCCGTGCGGAATACTATCAGCGTGCGCTTGGCTCTGTCAGTTCGCCCGGATGGATGACACCTAACGAGATCCGCGTACTTGAAAACCTGAATCCAATTGCAGACGCAGATACAATCTACAACCCTGCAATGAACAATATCACGCCGGACGTAGCGCCGGATAACTCCACAGACGCAAATGCAACAACAGGAACAGCGCAAACAGGCGAATAATACCGAACTGCGTTCATGGCGCCGGATAACTCCACAGACGCAAATGCAACAACAGGAACAGCGCAAACAGGAGAATAATACCGAACTGCGTTCATGTGTGGGCGCTATTGAGTTAAGGCAATCTGAAAGCGGAAAAGATACCGTTTTTGGGTATGCCTTGAAATTTGGCGTGCCTTACGATATGGGATGGTTCACAGAAGAGATACAACGCGGCGCTTTGGATGGCGCTGACTTGTCAGATGTGCGGATACTCTTCAATCACGACCAAAATTTGATTTTAGGGCGCACGAAAGCCGGAACCGCAAAAGTAGGCATTGACGAAGTCGGAATGTGGTACATGGCCGAACTCCCTGACAGCCCGACCGGCCAAAACGTAAAAGAAGCATTGAGGCGCGGCGACGTTGACCAAAGTTCCTGGGCCTTCTCAATAACAATGAACAACGGGAAGCCTCGCGGTGACGCATGGTCAACGATTGACGGTAGGGATCACCGAATAATCACATCGGTATCTACTGTTTATGACGCATCACCCGTAACCTATCCGGCCAATCCTGATACAACAGCCGCGAAGCGGTCAAAGGAAATCAGGGGCGAAGATTACGGCGAAGAGATGGAGCCGAAAGCGGAAATGATTGATGTGCTGACTGAGTTAATCGGTGAACTGAATGAGATGGCAGGAAAGTACAAAGAGTGTGCCGACAAACTGACAATGATAGCGTCTGTTAATCCTGAACTGTCCGCAATTGCCACAGATACGGCGGCAATGGTGGTACAAAAGCATGACGACGCTGTTTCATTCATCAATGAAATTGCAACCACAATTACACGAGTAAACACGCCGGACGTTCAAACGAACAGCGCCGGACTTGACGCTACATATCAACTGCTAATCCGCGCACTTGACCGGAAGGCAGATATTTTCAACCAAAAATAAATCAACATGGTTACTGGAATCCAGTCACTCTACGATTCACGGGCGCGGATAGTCGAACAGATGAAATCCATTGCGCTGAATGCCGCCAAAGAAGGCCGCGCAATGTCCGCTGAAGAAAATCAAACGTGGTCTAAAATGGAGGCTGATGAAGCCGCATTGACCGCCACCATTCAAGCGAACGAAAAGGCTGAACAACTTGAAGCCCGCGCAGCCGCACAGCACTTCGCCGGACGCGAAAATGTCAATCCGAATGCCGACAAAGGCGAAGAAAACGCATATCGCAGCGCCTTCATGCAGGTAATGCGTTCAGGTGTTCGCGATCTCGACAAGGAGCAACGCGCACTCATTGAAAAGCGCGGAACAAACACGCAAATCGTCGGAACGGACAGCCTCGGCGGTTATTTGGTTCCTGATGAATGGATGCCCGGCATTGAATCATACCTGAAGGACTATTCGGGTATTTACGAAGCCGCAACCATCAAACGCAGCCCGACCGGAGCGTCACAGTATTACGCTGTGAACGACGACACATCAACCATCGCTGTGCAGGTTGGCGAAGCATCTACATTCACGGTTCAGGACTTCACTTTCTCACAGGTGCAGATGGATGCTTACAAGTTTGGCACGGTTGTAAAAGAATCTTATGAGATTCTTCAGGACAACGATTCCCAACTTGAAGCGTGGTTCATGGAACAGTTCGGCGCTCGCTTTGGCCGTTCAATCAACAACAAATGCACCATCGGCAATGGCTCTGCTACGCCTAACGGTGTAGTAACGGCCTCGACGCTCGGTAAAACAGCCGCTTCCGCAACTGCCTTCACCTACCTTGAATTGCTTGATCTGAAGCACAGCATCGAACCGGCATACCGTCGTTCTCAAAAGTTCGGATTTATGATGAACGACGCTGTTCTGCTGGCTGTTAAAAAACTGGTTGACAGTCAGAACCGTCCGTTGTGGTTGCCTTCATACGTTCAAGGAGCGCCGGACACTATTGACGGAACGCGCTACTGGATTAACCAAGATATGGATTCATCCATCAACGCATCCTCAAAACTGATTCTCGCCGGCGATTTCAGCAAGTACTACATCCGCATTTCAGGCGGTATGCAGGTGAAGCGCCTTGACGAACTGTTCGCGATGGATGGCGTTGTTGGTTGGCAGGCATGGATGAGGTATGACGGCGAATGCGTGAACACATCCGCAATCAAGCACCTGATTACAGCGGCATCTTAGTCATGAAAATCAGGATACTTCAATCAATTGTAGGCAATGACCCAACGACCGGACAGTCATTCAGTTTTGGCCCGGATGCTGAAGTTGAGGTATCAGAGGCGCTTGCAAAAGACTTGGTTCGTGCGAACTATGCAATTGCGCTTGAAACGCAAAAGATTGAACGCGCTACATCGCCAACAGTCAACAAGGAAATCAGACGAAAATGACCAATGACGCACAGGAATTAGATTTACGCCCCGGTTACGTGGCAATGAAGTGGTATCGTTCGCGGACAATACCTTTCACCGTGACCGCCGTAGATTCAACCGGAACAGCAATTAACCTGACAGGTGCATCCGCATCAATGCAGATTAAAAACGCGTCCGGTACTGTGCTGATGACACTTTCGACTACAACAGGACAAGGCATTGTACTGACTAACGCAGCTTCCGGGATAATGACAATTAGCCCGGAAGCGGTTGGTACAAGCGTTCTGCCCTTAGACAACGTACTTTCGATGGACTTGAAAGTTACACTTTCCACAGGCGTAGTATATGTGTTCTTTCGCGGGCATATCACGTTAATTGACAAAATAACTGCATAATGTCAGATATTCAAGTAACATTATCGCCCGCAAATATTACCGTTCAATTTCCGGTCAGTCAGCCCGGCGCGGGAGTGCCTGAAGGCGGTACAGCCGGACAGATAATCGTGAAGGATTCATCAGTTGACTTTCACACGTCATGGCGAACTTTGGCGCAATTCCTGAATAATT